GTAAGATGCTGCTGTTAAACCTTGGATATTAGTATTTGAAATATTTTCATAATATAATCCAGGGATATTGGTTGGTATGTTTTTTCCATTTCCATCACCAAAAACTCCATTTGAAGCTATTGGGATAGAACCTGTAAGTTCAGGTTTTGGATTTCCTACATTATCGAAATAATTAGGGGTAGGAGTATTTACTTGTTTAACTCTGACGTAATTTGATTTGTTAGTATAGTTTCCTAAAAGTTGAACAAAATATTCACCATTATCATTAGCTACAGTTTCTACTTGGTTACCTATTACTTTTTCAATGTAATTTGAGGCCAATGGATCTAATGATAAATTACTCCAAGTTTCTAAAATTGAGGGGGTTGTTGATGTATCATTACCTTGTCTAATAAGTAAAGTAAATGTTCCATTTTTTGTGTTAGGTGATACTATTTGCCATCTATAATTATTAGCAGAGCCACTTAATAATGTTCCATTAGAACCTGTAGGACCTACACTATTTAACAATTCTCCTTCAGCTAATGTCTCTAAAACAAACGCCTCTGTGTTAGTGCCTCCAGAAAGATAATATGTAATACCATCTTGAGTATAATATTGATTATTTCCCTCTAATCCATTAGAACCAGTATATGTTAATTGAAAATATATTGAATTAACACTTGAAGATATATACTGTAATGATGAACTATATGGGGCTACAGATGAACTAAAATTAAATATATTTGATGAAGTAACATTATAATTAGCTAATGTGGCTCCAGCAAAAGATGAAGTATTAATATATATCGTATTTGAAGTGTTAGCAACGTTTGAGCCGGTATAATATAAAGTAATTCCATTAACAGAAAATGAACCTGATCCTAAGGTATTAACGTCGTTTTGGAGAGTATCTAAATATAATAATGCCGATGCACTAGTTTCTGCTATTGATGTTGGGATTGTTGATGAAGTCGCAGGAGTCCAATCTGTTATAGTACTACCACTTACTACTCTTGTTACTAATAATGAAGTACCCCCATTATTGAAATAATTATATGCTGAAATAGAGGTTAGGTATGAATAGGTTTGGCTTCCACTTAAAAAAGTAGTCCCAAAGGTATTAACATATTGACTATAAGTTGTAACTAATGTAGGGATACCTACTTTTCCTTTAACTGTTGGTCCTATAATAGCAGCACCTGCTTGAACAGGTCCTTGAGTAATAAATGATTGATCGTTCTCTATAGCTAATACACCAGGTGATACAATTGTTTCTGCCATTGCAAATTAAATTATTTTATTATAAATATGGGAGAACTCTATTTAGATTAATTAGGAAGTGAAGCAATTTCTCCAGTTGAAGGGTCAATCGATACTTTACCATATTTGTCAAATATTAATTGGGTAAATGTTTTTTCT